GCTATTGGTGCTGGTATGTGGTTGTGGAGAAAATTGAAATGATAATTAGAGATAAGAAACAAACTATTGATTTAATTCTAGAACAAAAGATTGGTGCTATTTTTCAAGGTGCAAGTGAAATTGGTCCACGAGCATTAGGTAATAGATCAATAATTTTTGATCCAAGAAATCCTAATGGTAAAGATATCGTAAATAGAGTTAAGAAAAGAGAGTGGTACAGACCATTTGCTGGGACTATTCTTTTAGAACACGTTCACGATTATTTTGAAATGCTTACTCTTAAAGAATCTCCATGGATGTCGTTTGCGGTGAAAGCGAAACAAAAGGCTATCGATGAAGTCCCTTCTATCGTCCATGTGGATCATACTTGTCGCATTCAAACAGTCACACGAGAACAGAATAAAAACTTCTATGAATTGATTGAAGAATTTTATTCTAGAACTGGTGTTCCAATCTTATTCAATACATCTTTTAATCTAGCTGGGGATCCATTAGTAGAAACCATCCAAGATGGATTAAATACTTTAAGTAGATCTGAAATAAATTTCATATATGTTCCTGAAGATCAGGATTTAATTTTATGAGAATCCTTGGTATAAATTTATCGCACAATGCTTCAATAGCACAAATCACAGATGGTAAGTTAGATTTATATTTCGAGGAAGACAGATTTAATAAAGTTAAACAGTGTGAACCAGAACGATTTCCAGAACCAAGATTCATTTCTATAGATAAACACATCACAGAAAAACCAGATTATGTAATTTATGCATCAGTTGGTAGAGTGGGTCAAGCATTTGAATATTCTCCAGTATGGGTTTCAGATCAATCTCTGATGGATATATTTAATAAACAACTATCTGAAAAGTTTGGTGAAGATATACCATATTTTTATCAGATAGAACATCATCTATATCATGCACATTCTGCTTTCTATTTTTCTGAGTTGGATGACGCACTATGTATTGTAATGGATGGTGGAGGGGCAAGACCACTAGAAGAGTTTAACCAGTACATTGAGATTGAAAGTGTTTACACAATAGATAAAAATCAATGTAGTGCAGTTGATCAACATATCAATCCAGAACAGTTAGATTATCCATTAAGAAAAGATAATATAGATTATTTACTAACATCTAAATTTAGTAGTGGGATGAAATTTAAAACTTTCTCACAAGTCCATGATATGGGTATTGATGTAGGAAAAATTATGGGGTTGGCTAGTTATGGTAATCTAACTGGTGAGCGTGTTGAAGATTTAGCTAGACAGCTACAAGAAGAATCTTTAAAAGATACAATAGAACTTATATCACTAGCAACAAAATATTCTGACTCAAAGAACATTATTCTTTCTGGTGGCTATGCGCTAAACTGCGTGAACAACTACCATTATATGAAACACTTCCCAGAATATAACTTCTTTGTAGATCCAGCTGCCCATGATGGTGGAACTGCTATTGGAGCAGCACTATGGTTTTATAAAGAAATTTTGGCATCTGAGATAGAATTTGCCTAAATAGAATTGGTTAGTTTCTAACCAACAACCGCTATGCCTTCGGGATAGCAATTTTTATTACTCGCTGAAAAAGGAGACAATATGTTATCAGCTATTAATCAGTCCATCGATACTATTTGCAGTATCAAAACAAAATTCGTTGACACCTGCGTGCAAAACGAAGAAATAAAATCCCAACTCCAGACTTACATTGATGCTCAGCAATCATTTGCTAAGACAATGGCTAAGACCACTGTAGATTTTTTCACTACAGTTGGCACTTCTGCCCTTGCATTTGATCCACGCCAAGCATTTAAACAATAAGAAAGGAGAATAACATGGTTACAAAATTTGTTCCAGAGACATGGGGTGCTCATCTAAAAGACTTTGATAAGTTTTTTGTTGGGTTTGATGATCAGTTCAATCGCATCGCAAAGATGCATGATGATTTGACAAAGAATATTCCTAACTATCCTCCATACAACATTAAGAAAACTGGTGAAAATACTTACCAGATCGAGATGGCTGTTGCTGGATTTGGTAAGCAGGATATTGATATTGAACTTGATGGTGATAAATTGATCATCAAAGGAAACACTACGGAAGATAATTCTGATTACCTATTTAAAGGTATCGCCAATCGTGCTTTCACTCGTTCATTTGCTCTTAACGATCAGGTTGAAGTAAAGGATGCAGAGATGCTCAATGGTATGCTCAAAGTATTCTTGGAAAGAATTATTCCAGAACACAAGAAGCCAAAGAAAATCGAAGTGAAAGAGAAGGGTAAGAAAGAACTTCTTAATGAACAATATGATAAGGTCGCAGAGACACTATAAGTAGTCATACGATTTAGGGAGACTTCGATCTCCCTAAATATTTGTATGATGAAAGCAAGAATAACCCACAACATGATCTCGTTTATCACGGTAAGACGTGGTGAATGGATCTTAAAAGTATCTGTGTTTAAGAACAAACAGATAATGGTTCTTGCACAAAATGTATATGAAGCAGATAAATTTTACATAAGATATTTTATTGATCAGAATATGGCAGCAGAATTTATTGAACAACTTGTTATAGAGGAATGATATGATTAAAGTATTTAAATTGATTAGTGGTGAAGAAATTATTTCTAAATGTGAAGGTATGGATCAAAATAAAGATTACTCTCTTGAAAGCCCAGCATCAATTATGATGCAGAGAACTGAGCAGGGTGTTGGAGTTGGCTTGGCTCCATATATGCCATACGCAAGTGGTAAGATCAAGCTACATTCAAATGCAATTGCATCCAGTGCAGACGCTGATCTTAAGATGGAGAACGAATACAATCGTCTCTTTGGCTCAGGTATTCAGATTGCTCCAGCTGGGTCTATCGCTGGTCTCTAGCCTCTAAAATCCCCTTATAAATCAACAACTTACACTCCCTCAGGAGTGTAGGGTTATTGCATTTAATTGTTGCCTTTAATTCAGGTTTGATGTATAATATATCTACAAACTTGAAAAGGAACTTGATTATGAACGTGATCTACAAAACAAAGACCAAAGCTGAACTGCGTGTTGAGTCTCAAAAAGCATTGAAGAAATTTTTGAAGACTGGTGGAGACATTCAGATTATCAAAGCCAGAAAAATTCCTAAGTCAAAAATGACTACAAAAACATCTCGTGGTTTCGTTGCTGGTACTGGTGGTATGTCCACTGGTTTTCCTAGCAAGGCATTCGCCTGATGAAAGCATTCGTTGAGACTACAAAAGACTGGACAACTCCAGTCTCGAATCACATCTATTATTTGTCAGACGACAAACGTAAGATGTATGCATTCTATAACATCGACACACAAACAGTGAAGAAGTTTATCAAGCCAATTGCATTCGATCCACACGCAACTATAAGATTGAACAGCTGAGTAAGAACTCAAACAATGACACGTTGCGAGAAGTCATTCGTTTGGCTCTTGATCCATTCACTCAATTCTATCAACGTAAGATTCCAGCGTATGTTCCAAACACAACTTCGCATGCAGCATCACTCAAGTCCATGTTGCCAGCATTATTTGACTTGCGTGAGCGTGTTGTTACTGGAAACGCTGCTATTGACCACTTGACTAACATCCTACAAGCTGTTAGCCCAGATGATGCTAAGGTTCTAGAACGAATTATTGAGAAGGATTTGAAATGTGGCGTCCAAGTATCAACTGCAAACAGCGTGTGGAGTGGCTTGATCCAAGAGTATCCAGTAATGCTTTGCAGCGGATTCGAACAGAAGCTAGTGGACAAAATAAACTATCCAGCATACGCACAGTTAAAGATGGACGGGATGCGCTTCAACGCTATCGTCAGAAGTGGTAAGGTAGAATTCCGTAGCCGAAATGGTAAACAGATTCATCTGTTGGGTAATCTCGAGAAAGAGTTTGCTGCGCTTGCTGGCGATATTGATTGTGTATTCGATGGAGAACTACTTGTAATGTTTGAAGGTGAACATCAGTTTGCAGATCGTCAGACTGGTAATGGTATTCTGAACAAAGCAAACAAAGGTACAATCTCTTCAAAGGAAGCATCATTGGTTCACGCCACTGTTTGGGATGTTATTCCATATGCATACTTCACTGATGGTTACTGTCCGACTCCATACTCAAAACGATTCTCATCGTTAGAACTATTGACTAATAAACAGAAGTCAGAAGGTAAAAAGATATGGTCGGTTGCAAGTGACATTGTTCAGAGTCTGGAAGAAGCACAGGTGATCTTTGAAGATTATTTGTCGAGAGGTCTTGAGGGACTTATTCTCAAAGATGGCTCAGGTGTTTGGGAAGATAAACGTGCAAAGCATCAGATCAAATTCAAAGGTGAACTAGAATGTGATCTGAAGATTGTTGCAGTTGAAGAGGGTATAGGCAAAGCTGCAGGAATGCTCGGTGCTATCGTTTGTGAATCAGCAGATGGTATTGTAAAGGTGAATGTTGGATCTGGTTTTACAGATGCACTTCGCAAGCAGTACTGGGGTGAAAATTTAGTTGACAAAATCGTGGCAGTGAAGTATAATGCTAGGATCAAGAACAAAGCTGGAGAAGAATCTTTGTTCCTTCCAGTGTTCATTGAACTACGTGATGATAAAGATGTTGCAGATAATTCAAAGGTGATAAAATGAAAGTAGTAATCAATAGATGTTATGGTGGTTTCGGTTTGAGCCATGAAGCTGTTATGCGATACTTTGAGATCAGAGGTATCACTGTTTATCCAGAACAAGAAAAGGGTATTGGTAGTTGGAAGTTTTGGACTTACTGGTTAGTTAAGCCAGAAGATCGCATTGAATCCAAAGAAGGTGAAGCATTCTATGCTATGTCAATGGAAGATCGTCGTGCATATAATGCAGCACATTCTGCTCAAACTGTTTATCCACAAGATATCGAACGCCATGATCCAGCATTAATTCAAGTAGTTGAAGAGATGGGTGACAAAGCCAATGGTGATCATGCTGAATTGAAAGTCGTGGAGATTCCAGATGATGTTAACTATATCGTTGAAGAATATGATGGCTTAGAACACATTGCTGAAGAACATAGGACTTGGGGTTAATTATGCGTAAAGAACTAGACGAAGCACTATGTGCAAAATATCCGCTGATCTTTAAAGATCGCAATGCAGATATGCGCACCACAGCAATGTGTTGGGGACTAGAATGTGGTGATGGTTGGTATAACATCATTGATGTTCTTTGTGGTCTATTGACTTCTGACTATCGTCAAGCGCAAAGTCGTTACGAATCTATCAAAGATTTAGTTGATCAACCACGCTGGGAAGGTAGTAAAGATATCATCACCCAAGAAAAGATTGACGAAGCCAAAGTTAGATTGGATGAAGAAGCTGTT